ATGCGGTAGTTGTGGTCACCGACGGTGACGTCTTGGGTGCTCATGCTCAGCCTCCCAGACCCATGTCGATCTTCACGGCGCTGAACTCCCACTCGAGCATGCCCGCCTCCTTGCCGTAGGCCAGGGCCGGCACCTTGGTGAAGGCGACCTGCTGCGCGGTGATCACGTCACCGCGGTTGGAGTCGGTGATCGAGATGGTGTTCTGTCCGTGCGTGGCGCCGCTGCTGCGCTGGAAGTTGAGCATGGCCATCAGCAGTGCGTTGGTGGGCGACGTCTTGAGCAGGCGGACGACCAGGCGGCCCGACTTGTCCGCGTGCAGCGAATGCTGGCCGGAGCCGTCGGCGCCGACCATCATGGTGCTCAGTTCGGCCGTAGGGTCGACAGTGATGCCCTCGTCGGCAGCGCCTGCGCCGTTGCCCAGGTTGATGACACCGCCCGGGCCGATGATGGCAGCCTGGACCTCGAGAAAGCTGTAGGTGGTCGACATGTGCGCTCCTTACTGGTTGACCGCGACGTTGATGCTGACTTCGTGGATGGCGCCGGCCAGCTTTGCGGCGATCTGGACCAGCGGCGACTTGCGAGCGGCGCGGTCGGCCGGGTTCTGGAGAGCCATGCGCTGGATGTAGACGTAGTAGCCTTTGGGCAAGAAGTCGCCCTGGGCAAGGGTGCCGAAGCCCCCCGAGTTCCAGACCCCCTCCGCCAGCAGGCCGTTGCGGACCGCTTGCCCGAGCACCGACTCGGCCGTCACCAGCATCAGTTGCGAACCGGCATCGGTCTGCGGGATCTTGGTGCGGCTGGTGTAGAGGAGGTTGTAGAACGAGTTCTGGAGCGTCACCGCGAGCCAGTCGGTGCCCGTGATGACGTCGATGAATTCGCCCGAGGCTGCCACGCCGTTGAGGAGGATGGCGGTGTCGTTGTTGAAGCTGAGGAAGGCGTTGCAGTTCTTCGCCTTCAGCGCGTCAGCCTGGGTCGAGTTGAGGCCTTCAGGCACGATGCCGGGCTGCTGCTTGTACGCCAGCGTGATGACCGTGTTGTTGCCCGTAAAGTCCACGGTCAGGATGCGGCCGAGCAGCGAGGCCACTGCGTACGGGTTCGAGCTCGAGTACTGCACGAACGTCTTGTCGTAGCCGAGCTGCGACAGCTGGTACGCGATGTCCGTCGTCGTTGCGGCCACCAGCACCCCGCCTTCTTGCGTCGTGACGCCGTAGACGTGCTTGGTGTTCGTGGCCTCGATGTAGGCGGCGATCGAGAGGTGGTCGTTGTTGACCGCGCCCAGCACCATGACCGCGTACCAGGCCTGGCCGTAGTTCTGGTCGAACAGCGTCACCGCCGCCAGCGCGGTCTCGGCCGCTGCGCCATCGGCGCGGTAGGCGCCCGAGGAGGCTGCGGTGAGGCCGAGCAGCGTCGAGATGTCGACGCCCGAGCCAGGTGCCGTGAGGAACGAGATCGAGCTGGTCGGGCCTGTGGTGCTCGAGACGATCTCGAAGCGGCCGAACTGCGCATTCCAAGTGCAGACCGCGCCGGTCAGTGCTGCCGTGATCAGCGACGCCACGCCGTTGAGGTTGGTGGCGGTCGAAAGGTTGATGCCCGTGACGTTCGTCGCCGAACCGCCGTTCCGGGTGTAGGTGAAGCCGCCCGAGGTCACCGAGGTGAAGTTGGTGAGCAGGCGCTGCGCTGCGGACAGGGTGGAGCCACGCAAGACGCCCGATGCGGCCGTCGCAAGCCAGCGGCCGATCTTGAGCGTGGTGGGCTGAGGCGCTTGCTGGAACCAGAGCAGCGCCGCGAGGTACTCAGGCGCTGAGGTGCCGAAGTCCGACGCCACGGCGTCGATCGACTCGTAGTTTCTGAACCGTTCGACCGTGTCGATCACGGAGGAGCTGCCCAGGATGAGCATGGTGGACAAGTTCTGCGCCTGCGCACCTGCGGGGGTGAGATCGACGCTGACACGTACCAGCCGGGAGACAGGCAAAGAATTCATCTCGAAGGTCCTTTAAGCGTTGGGGACGTTGATCGGTGTGAGGTAACGCTCGTTGTCAAGCACTGCGTCCGCAGACTGGATTGTACGGACCTGGTACACCCGAGAGGTACGCCGTCTGTACGTCACGGTCACGTCCACACGCTTGACCCACTTCTCCTTGAGCAGTGCAGGGAGCACCGTCGCCTCCCCGACCTCCACAAGGGCCACGCCGGATGCGAGGAGCTCGGCTCGGTTCTGCCCGATCTCGAACCCGTCCCGGAACTGCTCGCAGATCGCGTGAGAGGAGGGCCCGTAGAAGGAGTGCAAGACGTAGAGGAGCTCATCGCGGTCGACGCTGCTAGTTCCCTCCCCGGCCGGGTCGTGGCCCTCGTACGCGAAGGCGTCCACCACTGACCGCACGATGCCGAACGCGCACCAGTTCGTGTCGAAGCTGGGCTGCTGCGGGGGCTCAGGCTGCCAGCGCGGGCGCACCAAGCTGCCCGGGATCCCGGTGATGCCGACGATTGCCGCCTGCAGGATGTCGTCCAGCGGGTCGTTGTAGACCGGCGAGGTGGTGGGGCGCAGGTAGCCCGACTGTTGGGAGCTTGTTGCCATGATCAGAGGGGTGCCGGGTCGGCAGCGTTTTGGGATTCAGCCACAGCCTTCACGAACCCGGAGCCCATGTTCGTCCACCGCTTGAGAGCTTTCACCGTGAAGCGAACGCCCTCATGGACGACGATGTCGGGCTGGAAGCCCCACCCCGCAGGACGAAGCCGGAAGACCGTAGACACGGTGATGACGTTGCCCGTCATCTGGCTGTCATCCTTCCGCATGATGTTGCCGGGGTCGCCGGGGACGATAACGCCTTTGATGCCGTTGTAGGTGCGCTCGTCCACAACGGACCGCCCCTGCTCCGATACAACCTCGTTACGGCGGATTACGTCGAACGTCGTGCCAAGCTCCTCGTCGAAGAGAATGTCGCTGAAGTCGAGTGTCGACATTACCGGGTCCTTCTGCGCTTGCGCGCTCGGATTACGAAAGTGACTGCGCGGTACAGCTGCCCTGTGTCGATGAGAGGCTTGGCGTACTCGGTGCTTGGGGCGTTGCCCAGAGAGCGGCTGGTGAGTTCGAGCTTCTCGCCCTGCCGGCCTTTGTGGCGGCGGAGACGCTCGCGCAGCGTGGCGTCAGCGAGCGGTGGCGGGATCCCGGCCACGATGGTCTTCTTGATGGACGTCACCGCCACGATACCGGCCTGGGTAAGGTAGCGTTCGACGTCATCGTCCCTGCGGGCGGGCTTGAGGAGGTTACGGGCGGCTTTGACGAGAACCTTGCCTAGGTCCTCCACCGCCGCGTTCATTCCGGGGTACATGAACGGGCGCGCCGGGATGTTCTGTTCGGGCGCGCCGTTGTCGTGGATGTAGGCGAGGACTGCGTTGGTCAGCGCGGCACCGTCATCGTCCCGGGCGTTTGTTTCTTCCGGGAAGCCTACCAAGACATCCTTGTTCGCCAGTTCGCTGATCTGCGCCTTCAGTTCGCGCAGGCGATCGACTCTGCGCAGGTTCTTGGGCGCAGCCACCGGGGCCTCAAGGAGTGGGGTAGATCACACCTGACCAGGGCATGAGGCTGTCGCCGCCAACGGTGACGCCCACCTGCACAGGGCCGTGGCCGAAGAGCGTCTTGAGCTCCCAGTACTGTAGGCCGTAGGTGGTCAGGTTCCAGTGCCCGGCGCCCTCGTTCATGACGGAGGAGACGTCGTAGCTGGCAGAGATGCCATCGGCGCTCTTGGACGTCAGGACGCCCTTGATCTGCCCTGGGCGGGCGGGGGTCAGGCCGCCCGAGCTTGCCATGAGGGCGAGCTTGTGCGCCGCGTAGAGCATGGTGCCCAGGTCTGCCTGAGGGCCCCACTTCTCCGCGTTGATGAAGTTGGCAGCCACACCCAGCCAAAGCGCCACGGAGGTGTCAGGGTACTTGGAGAGATCCGAGAACTCCGGGAAGAGCGCACGAAGGGTGGCGGGGGTGGCGGCCATGGCTTACGCCTTCTTCGGTTCGTAGATGACGACGCCGCAGGCCTGTGCGTACCAGTGCGCGGCGTAGGCGCGGGGCATCTCTTGGATGCCGGCGGGGAACGCGACGGGCGTGTGGTCGTCACGCGTCAGCGTGAAGGCGCGAGGCACCACCACGGTCACCAGGTCATCATCGGCTGGCTTTTCTTCCAGCTGGATCTTGGCGCCATCGGTGGTCTCCAAGATCTCGCCCGAGTCGTCGGTGCTCGAGGTCTGGGCGGGCGGGGGCGCTGCCTGGGTGGCAGGCTTGGGCGCGGGCGCGTCACCCGTCGGACGGCGGGGAGGGGGCGCGACTTTCTTTGCAGCAGCGGTGGCCATGTGAGGCTCCTGTAGTGGCAAAGGCCCGTGACGCGATGCCACGGGCCTTATGCGGGTTGAGGACAGCTTGTCCCGGTCAGGCCTTACAGGCCGTCGCGGTACGCCACGGTCTCGGGGTAGACCATCTCGACCTGGCCCAGGCGGCAGTAGTAGGTCGACTTGTGGAAGATCGAGTCGTACTGCACCGGGGTGCGCTGGAGCAGGGTCATCGGGTAGCGGACGTACTCGTTGTCCTGCGTGTAGCAGACCATGCGGTCCACGGTGCCCGGCGTGCCGATGGTGCCGCCCACACCCGCACCCACCAGCCACTTGGCGGGCTGGATCTCGAGTTCGCCCTTGCCGCTGGCCTTGAGGACGTTGTTCTCGAGCAGGTACTTCAGGATGCTGATGTTGCCGGCATCGCTGACCTTGATGGTGCTGATGTAACCGAACTGCACCGGCGGGATCAGCAGCTTGTTGGGCATCACCTTCCAGGCGCTGGCTGCCCAGGCGCTCGTGATGGCGTTGTTCACGTCGGCCAGGATTTCGTCGGGGTTCTTGGTGGACCAGCGCGGGCTGGCACCGACCGAGCCGTTCGGCAAGTTGCTGACGTTGGTCACCAGGCTGTGGTTGACCAGGCCACCGGCCAGCAGGTTGGCGTCACCGACGTAGACCATCTCGTCGATGTCCATCTGGTGCTTCATCTTCAGGGCTTCGAGCTTCTGCGCGTCGATGGGGCGACCCATCTTAGCAGCCGACTCGAGCTCGAGGATCGAGAACTTGACCTCGAGGCCCCAGGGGGTCAGCGGGCTGGTCAGCTTGGCGATGTCCACCGACACGCCGCCGATCTGGTCGGTGCTCTTGCCGATCCAGGCCTTGCCGTTGCGGATGCCGTTGCCGGCGCCCAGGTTGCCGGCGCTGGCGAAGTTGGACAGGGTGAACGACGACACCTCGTCGGCGATGCTGACGTCTTCACGCAGGCCGATGTCGCGCGACCAGGTGACCGAGGTCAGCGGCATGTGCAGCGTCTGGTCCAGGCGCTCCAGCTCACCGATCAGGAAGGCGCCCGTCGAGTCGACCGTGCGGCCGTCGTGCGTGCGGTAGGCGTGGTCGAGCACCTTGCCGCGTTGGTTGCCCATGGCGTCGATGACCGCGAAGCCGCTGTTGGCGGCGTCGAAGGTCATGGCGTGGTCACGCGTGCGGGCGCGGACGATGGTCCGCTTCGGCACGAAGATGGAAGGGAATTTCATGTTGGTTCCTCGTTGCTGACGGTTGCGGATTACTCGGCGCGGACTTCGATCTCGACGATGCCTGAGGCGTCGGCGGGACCCATGAAGCGAGCGTTGGCGATGGGCACGGTGTTGCCGGCGTTGCTGGCCGCCTGGAACTGGCCCTGGATGTTGGCGCCGGAGGTGGCGGTTGCCCAGACCCAGACAGGGTCACCGCGCTTCACGGTGACGCCGGCCTTCATCTGGACCATCATGTAGCCCTCGCGCAGGATGTCGCACACACCGCTCGACGGGGGCGTGACGCTGCCGAACGGCGACGACATCCCACCACTGGTCTGCTGGGTGGGGTATGGGCGCACCAACAGGCCAGCGATGACGATGGGCGTCGAGTCGGCCTGGTCGGTTGCGATGACGGCGCGCACGTCGTTGGTGGCGCCCCACAGCAGCGCCTCACCGTATGCACGCGCGGGCGACGTGGTGTTCATCAGCGCAGGCAGCGCCGAGAACGGGTGCGTGCGGTTGATGTCGCCGGCGTAGCCCGCGCCCATGCGGTACGGGATGGCCACGTCGCAGGTGCGAGCGCGGAACACCGGCGGACCGAAGAGCAGGCCGCGCAGGGCGACCAGAACGAAGGAGAACAGGGCTGCGATGATGCCGCCCACCTTGGTCTTGAAGTTCATGACGAGTTCCTTGTAGAACGATTGTGGACGGGAGATCACTGAGCAGCGCCTTTGCCCTTGGAGGCGTAGTGCGCTTTGTACGACGCGTTGAGCTCGGCGATGGAGGTCACCTTGCCAACGGCGCCGACCTGGGTGCGCGAGACGGGCAGCGTGTGCGCGTCTCGCGTGGAGGTCTGGTTGTTGATGAGACGTTTCGCGCCAGCGGCAGCACGGAAGATCACGGCCACCGCAGCGCAGTCGGCGGCGTTGAGATCGACCTGGCCGGCCACGTTGTCCACCAGCTGCTGGCCGTCGCGCGTGGCGTAGACCTGGCCGAGGATGGCGCGGCGTTGTGCGCACATGGAGTCGAGCGTGCTGGCACGGGTGCGGGCGCCGTCGAAGGTCGGCAGGCGGTAGCCCGGGACGAGCACCTCGGCGTCGCTGGCCAGCTGGTCGTAGCTGGTCTGGAGGGCGGCCGAGTCACCCACGGTCGCACGGTCGCGGGCGGGCGGCAGCTCGTCGGCCGGGGGCTCGCCGCCGGCACCGTCGTCGGGCATCTCGGGCGGAGGCGCACCACCTTCGGGAGGCGCTTCTTCCCCGCCGCCGCTGAGCATGTCCATGATCTGCTGCAGCATGGCTTCGATGGCCTGGAAGCGGGCCTCGACCGGATCGTCACCGCCCGGGGCTGCGGCACCACCACCACCCGCGTGGATGTGGATGTGCGTCTGATCGCCCTCGTCGCCGTCGGGCTCCATGTGGCCGCCGTCGGGCTGCGTCTCGTCACCGGCGAGTGCCGGATCCGCGTCCATGATCGCCGCAGCGTCACGGAACAGACGCCGGATGTTCTCCGGGATCTGTCGACGGGCGCGGTTCCCGCCTTGCGTCTTCGTTGCCATCGTCGAGTTCTCCTTCAGAGATGATGGTTGGTGGTCACCGATTGCACAGCGCGGGCCACAGCGACCTTTTTCGACCAGCGCCACGTGATTGCCAATTATATTCTTCTGCCTGCCGTCCCCTCCACCGAGGTCTTCATAGTCAGCGTCGTAGCCGGCGGAGACCTCACGTTTGCCGGCTTCAACTTCGCGGATGGTGGCTGCGTCGGTGATGAGCAAATCAGCCACCATGCAGTCGGCGTAATCGCCCGTACCGCGGCGAGGATTGAGCACCACGCCCTTGGTGTGCTTGGCCCAGTTGTTGGGACTGACGTCCGTGTCCGGATGCTCGTCCACCACCGGCTTGCCATTGAAGCTGGCAAGGGTGCGTTCGTCGAACAGCGTCGCCGCGTCACGCGAGATGTGCGCCACGCCGTCGCGCGTCTTGACCGGGGTCTCCCCGGGGCCGTAGCGCATGGTGCCCGTGCGCGCCAGCGGCACGTCCTGGCAAAGCAAAAAGCCCTCAGGCGTCTTGGAACGCTTGGGGCCCAGTTGTTCGACCGTGAGCACCGGGGTGGCTTCACGGTCCAGCGTGCGTTGACGTTTCATGATCATCATCTGCCTCCACCACAAGTATAACCAGCGCAGCATTCTCAGTCCTCCGCAAACACCGGCTCTGCGAAACACCGGCAGTTGGGCAGGGCACCTGCGTGCCCTGTAAGCTTGTCGAGAGTGGGCGGCGAGGACCAGCGCACGTACCTGCCTTCCATCTCCTTGTGACTGTCACGCACGTTCGCATCACCCGACGTGCGCCAGATATAGCCCTGAGAGCCTGCCCACTCCGCACGCGCCTGGAGTAGGTTGGCGCCGGCCCGCGACACCTCCGTCCGCGCAATGAGTGCAGCGCGGGCAGTGGTTACGTTCTCCGTCTCGAGGATCTTCTTCGCCAGGTCCTCTGCTCGAGTGCCCGTAACCGTAGCCTCAAGCGAGAGTTCGTGCACGCGGTCTGCGGCTGCGGTGGGGATGGACTGGATGAGCTTGACCTGGTCGTCCTGCAGGCGGCGCAACACATCCCCCACCGGCGCCGACTCGACAAGCTGACGAAGCCCTGCCGAGATCTCCTTCGAGTTCTGGCGCCACATCTTGGCATCCTTGCGGGCGACGTCAGCGAGCATGAGAGCGGACACGGTGCGCGCCCACGGCTCGATCATGCGCGAGTACTCCTGGAGTGCGGTGACGAGGCCTACTGCGTTGCGCAGCGTGCCCTCAGGCGCCAGCCCCAGGACCAGCATTCCCACTTGTCGGGCGACGCTGCGGAGGCGGGAGTTGTATGCTTGCTCGGCGGCTCGGGCGTGCGTCCATTTCGCCCGCCGGCGCGTTCGATCCAGTCGTGCCATTCACGTTCTCCGACCCCGGCAGTTGTCCGGGGGCAATCTGGGAAGGGGTGTCATCGTCGCCGCCAGCCGCGGACGGTGCGCCGCCAAGGCCCGCCATGCCCAGGAGCCCTTCGGCGCCTGGCGGCGTCACCGTGTCGTCGGCGTCTTCGATCATCTGGTGCGTGATGTTCGTGAAGATGCCGGTGACGCGCGAGGACTGGCGGAGCTCCTGAAGCGCAGTCTTGGGCGAGATCATCCCGCCGTCGTGCGCTGCGGCAACTGTGTCGGTCACGGTCTTGGCCACGTTCGCCTTGTCGCCGTCACTGAGCTGCCACAGCGACTTGAAGCCGATGGCGAAGTTGGGCGGCAGCTGGAGGCCCTTGGACCGGGCGCCGAGCTTGTACATGAGCGTGACGCCGTGCCGCAGCGACTTCTCCTGCTGCTGGTTGATGTGGTCGTAGTACTGCCGCATCTCACCATCACCGTTCGAGCCCAAGCCGCCCGGCGACTGCCCGAACAAGCGCACGAGTGGGATCTGGAGTGCGCCCGAGAGCTGCTGCCCGAACTGCGTGAGCACGTCGCTGAGGCCGGAGAAGGCCGAGTGCCCCTGGACCTCGAGCTTGTCCTTGGCGTCGATCATCGTGATGCCTTCCATGCTCTGGAAGCGGCGCATCACCTCAACGTACGAAGCCAGGCCGGCGAGTGCCTGGTTGCCCGCACTCACCACGTCGCGCAGGCCGTCGATCGACATCGTGCGCAGGTACGCCTTGTAGACGAGCTGGGCAGCACCGGTGCTGGCCGAGTCAAAGGCGATCATGCGGTCGTACAGTCGCTCCAGCACCGACAGCCCCCACATGTTTTCGACCATGCGCTGCTGGTAAGGCAGTTCCGTGCCCAAGTGGCGAATGGCGACGCGGGAGTGGTGGACAGCCACGCCGCGCAGGGCCGGTGCCGCCTGCGTAACGCGGTAGTAGCGAGGCAGACCCAGGTGAGGACCGAACTCCGTCACCAGGTCCTCTAGCGCAGGCTCCACCATCCAGCGGTCGAGCACCATGATGCCCCGGTACTGGCCCGGACCCACCGAGTCGATGTTGAGGGGCGTGCGCATGTCTTGTCCGTCGATGAGCACGACACCAAGACAGCCCCCGTACAGCCGGCCCCACTTGATGACCTCGTTGATGGTAGGCCAGGTGTTGAGTGCCTGCATCGTGAGGTCGAGGGCTTCGGTCTGTTCGGGCGGCAGTTCGGTGGTGTACTCGATGCCCGCCCGGGTCATGTCATCCGCCACCGTGTCGATCGCAACCCCGCCGAGCCAAGATCCGCGGTGGATCCATTCGAGCAGCACTCGGTTGCGGCTGATGGGGTTGAACCCGTAGGTGCCGCCACTGAGCGGGTTGTCTGCCCCGATGCCCAGCTTCTGCGCGAAGTTGACGAACGAGTCGACGGTGGCAGCCGAGAGGGCGGGGGCACCTTTGGGCTTCTTGCCGTCGAGCACTGTGGCCCTGATGGCCTCATCCTCTCGGCGCAGGTCCCGGGCCACGGCTTTGACAGAGACGCGTGTCATCTGTGCTCCTTAGTTGGTGCCGGGCATTGTACCCGGGGTTTCTTCCGACTCCGGAAAGCCTTTCAGCGCGCGCAGCACTCCGGGGTGGATGGGCTTGGGCAGATCATCGGGCGACGCCCACACGAATGCCGTGTGCTCCACATCCAGTGCGGGCTCGAACGCAGGACCGTAGGCAGTGAACGCCGTGAAGCGCATGCCCGTGTCGTCGTCGAGGAAGCTAGTGCGGCCGCCGAGCGCCTCACCGTCGAGCATGTGCCCGGTCTCCTCATAGAACTCCCGCGCGGCTGCCTGCTCCGGAGTCTCCCCAGGCTCCACGCCGCCCGCAGGGAGTGCCCACTCACCGCCGTGCTCGTGCGCGTCGGGGCGGCGCTTCATCAGGAGCAGCCGGCCGTCCTCAGAGAAGAAGGCAACGCCAGCCGCGTCACCGTCCTCCGGGTCGTGGTCGAGGTCAGCGTCGGGCGCGGGCTCCTTGTCGAGATGGTGGGTCTCGAAGAAGGCGTTCATGCGTGCGATGTCTTCTTGGTTCATTGCAGGTGGCTCCAGCGTGCGAACACCATGGGGTCAATGTAGGATTCGAGTGCGAC